GTGCTTGCTTTTTGGCGGCGCGTTTCGCTGCCTTGCGGAGCATGTTAGTTCTGTCCGCTACCATCTGCTCGTCTATCTGCTGACCGGCCTGCATCATCGTTGCGATTTCAACGTTAACGAGTTGCTGGATGTTCCCCTCAATGTCGTCAGGAACTGTTGGGTTTGGAGTCGGGTCAACGTCGAACGGTCGTTCAGCGCCTAGATAGATGTCTCGAAGAAGGGCGGTGGCTGCTCGGCACTTGGTCGCTGTAACTCGGGCATAAACTTCACTACCGCCAAACTGTTTGATCTGGTGGAGCGTGTTAGTGTTGTATTTGCCCTTGTATGTTCGCAGGGCTTCGAGTAACCGTTCGCTGATCCCTTCCGCATTCCGGAAGTTGCGCATGTCCGTCATTCTGGCACGGATGTGAGAAACCAGTTGTCCCTCTACCTCATCCTCTTTCTGTGATTCAGCGGCGGCTTCAGCAGCCCGCTCCTCTTGAACCATCTGGTCGTTTGAGACAATACGGAGTAATCCACGGCTCGCGCCGGGGTCTGGTGCAACAGGAATCGCCGATGGTTGGGTAGCCATAGACATCAATAATCGGTTATGTTATGTCGAAAGTCAACACAGCAGGAGTGACAAACGTGACAGAAAACGCAGTAGCCGAAGCAAATTTACCATTAAGCGCCCTTTCTGCCAACATCTGTGCAGAACTAGCCGCCGGGTTGGCCGACGCCGCCGGGATCAAAAAGCGTTATGGGTTAAGCGATGCGGACTGGAACCGGCTGAAGTCCAGCCCAATCTTTAGGGGGATGCTCAAGGAAGCCCTACAAAAATTCTCAGGTGACATGAATGCTGGGAAGCGGATCACCATCAAGTCGGAAATTGCGCTGGAAGATTCCATCCCGCTGTTACACGACTGGGCGCATGACCCTCAACTAGCTATGACAAATCGTATCGACGCCATTAAGCAGATGTCGGTACTGGCAGGTAGGACACAGCGACAAGAAACTGCTCAAGGCGCTGCCGGTGGGGGGTTCAATGTGAACATCACCATCCGTGGCAATGATCATACTGAAGAGATCGTAGCGATCGAAGGGACGGCTACGTCCATCCCGCAGTCGGAGGAGGAGGCTTAGGCGGTCGCGGGTTCAGGCGAGCCATAATCCTGCCGATATAATTTACGTTCGTGGACAAAGCCATGTACTGCAGGCTATCAGCCAAGTCCGACCACGGGTGAGTTTTCTCCGGCTTGTCATCTAACTGACCGTTGTTTTTCCTGCGGTAGCGATAGTTGTATTTCATCGCACTGGCAAGGGTCGGGCATTTGTCGTCGTCGATGCGTAGCATTGCGCCGCCGTCACGCTGCTGCAGAAGTAGCTGCTCTATCGCCCCAAGCCGCGCATCGATGTTGTTAGTCGTAGCCGGGAAAATTTCAAACCCGAGCCGCTTGAGTACGTCGAACGGTGACTCTTCGTTTACCTGACTCTTGTCACGTCCTTTCGGGTCGCCGACCATGAATATCCGCCAGCCCTGATACTTCTGTACGAGTAATGGCCGGAGTAGTGTCGATGCAAACTGCTCAATGCCCATGTCTTCTGACATGAGTTCGTCAAACACGTTCAGCCGCCCAACATTGTCGATCTGCCCAATAACGCAGGCGGGGGTACGCCCGAAGTCTTGCCCGATCATTATTGGCATCCCCTCGATCGGCATCAGTCCTTTGACAATGTGGAAGTCTGACTTGAACGTTCTTCGGAATACTGCCTGACCAGAAAGGGACTTCCCATATTGGGCGTGAACATGAACGTCAACCCAATCAGGGCCGTTGTTCTCCTCAAGGTTTTCGTAGTAGTTAGGTGGAAGGTTCTCGACATTCTCTGCGTTCTCCGATAAACCACCGGGCTGCTTGAACAGCTTCCAGTTCTTCGGCATGTCTGTTTCAAGTTTCTCATGCCACTCAGAATCCTCATCGGGAGGGTTAGACTCTGCAATGATGCCGAACCATGTCGGGTCTACCATCGCACGTGTAGGGAAGCGGCCAAGACGACCGGCAAGTGCATCCAAGATCGATAGCTGGATTTCTCGAAACTCAGACACCCATGCGCCGGTTAGGTTCAACGATAGAAGGCGCTGCTGATCTTCTTTGGAGTCTAGGGGGATTAGCATCCAATCAGATTCAACCTTAGTCCCATCTGGCAACGGTAAACGTACTTGTATCGTTGCGTCTCGGCCATAATAGTGTGCTATCGGAGCCAGCCAAAGCTGGATGTCCGCTAAGCACGTTTGTCGAAGTTGCTGCAAGGTGTTTCGGACAATCGCGAAACGTGTTTGCCGTATGCCCCTAGAGTTGGGCTCTTGCAGCTTTGCTCGGCGCAGTAGCTCCATGAAGCAACCGGCTGATTTACCGGAACCGACCGGCCCCATGATCAGCCGTACGAAGTGATCGTCTAGCATAAAGTCGCCGACTGTTGGGGGGGTCACATACTCCAGCCCCTTCGGTGTCGCTTCGCCTGTACTAACTGCTGTCACCTGTAATGTTCCTTGATCCAATCACAGCGCCTGTTAGCCTCTTCGGACCACGGATCGGTATTCCCTTGGAAAAACACGATACGGCTGTGTGGAGGGAGATTATAGCCCCTGTGCTTGAGATCCGAACGCCATGCCACCACGCCGTCCTTGTACGTCCACACGGCCTCGTCTGGGCCTAGGGCATAGCAGAACCATGCTTGGTCCGATCCACGCAGGTGGGCCTTCTTAGCGAGCTGTGGGGACAGTATGGGGTGGAAGTCCGTATAGACCTTCTCCCGTGCCCCTGCGTCCATCATCCACATAGAGCCGTTGTATGGCGTCGTGCGCATGGGGTAGTTATAGATTACGAAGTCTTCTTTGCGATTCCAGAGAGGGCGCATGTCGCCGACGATGACGCAATCGAGGTCTACTGATACGAATCTCGGACCAATAATATCAGCCATCTCACTAGAAAAAGCACGCACGCGGCGGTAACAAGCAGGTTGATTATCGCCGTGAGGGCTATAAACGTCAGCAAACTCATCCCACAACGGAACAATACGCACGCGAGGGTCAATCCCTTCCGGCATGTTTGTGATGCAAACGACTTCATGCTCGTCGGGGTAATGTCGCTCAACCATGTTGCGAAGCGTATTAACGTGGCTCGCATCAAAGTGTGATCTGTATTGTGGATTCATCGGAGGCCATAACCAACATACTATCCTAAGCATCCGGCTTCCTCCAAAGGACTACGACTTCCTTGTCGTTCGTGTATTGAATCTCGAAGTCGTGCATCCCATAAGCTTCGAACTGGTTCATCCACCACTTAGCAGGCATCACTACTGTGTGCCACGGCGTACCGTCTGGCAGTAGTTTGGTTGACGACTCAAGCGACACCGCGATGTATACGTACTTACCAGCAAGCTTTATAAGTTGCTCAATGATGTCGGCGGCTTCACCCAACCCTTCTACATGCTCAAGCATGTGATTACAGACAACCATGTCCGCAGGTTCTGGACGTTTCTCGCATGAGGGTACACCGGGATCGTAGCTCTGCACCCGGATGTCTTTCGGTAAGAATAACTCAAACTGCCGAGCGAACCCGCTACCATAATCAAGTACCGAGTGCATGTCGTTCTTCCTGCAGAGTTCCTCAACGAAATCTACGAGCGGGCTAGGCTTGTCGGCGAGCTTGCCATTCTTCTCAAAGTACAGTTGGTACTGTTCTGCATGGTAGGCTGAAATCATCGCTCTTTCTCGTCAAAATAAAACATGTCCCAGTCAGCCTTGAGTTTTGCTTTCATCTCATCGACTGTCATGTCCTCGGGACGGCGGAGTGAAACTGTGCGAAGGTCGCCGAGCGGTTCGAGTTCGAGGAGCTTTAGCAGAAACCCACCAATACTACCCATGTCGATCGCTTGTCGGTCCTTGTGGGCCAGACGTCTGGCAAGGCACGATGCCATTGGTCCGCCAGAAAGCATGATTACATCCGACCGTCCACGTAATACATAGTTCTCGATCTTATCAATCTCGTCGTACGCTTTGTGCGAGGGAATCTCATAGTGGTCCAGCTTCTTCGCTGTCTTTCGAAGTACGGTCAATAACTTGTTAGTCGGCTCGCAAATAGCCGTTACCGTTTTGTCATTCCAGATGTCCTTCACCATGTGCGCATACTTGCTGGTAGAAATCCACGGGGCAGAGTCAGGCCGGGAGATAAACGCCGAGCCATATTTAACCTTCGGCGACAGATGATTCAGCGTTCTGGATTTTCGGCCTTCCCAATTTCTAATCTTCGGGCCGTTGGGGTCCATAGTAGGAATGCCTATGATCAGTTTGTCAGACGTGTCCGCAATTGTCGTTCTGAGTTCCGCAGCGAGTTTGGGGTTTGCTGGCTCGCGTATCTGCGAAGCTCCATCCATAAGTTTGACTTCGCCGTCACCGAAACGGCTAATACTGCATCCGGTATCTAGGATACGTTGGATCGTCTCGTACTCCCCCATAACGTCAGGGTACTTATCCATCAACAATCTCC